GTATTGTATCTAATAATGCTTTCTTATTTTTCCAAATTCTATCTGAAAAAGTTTGTTCATCACTTGTCCACGGTCTTGATACAATCTTTTGTATAACATCAATATTCAATGCAGCAACTTTAAAAGCAACATTTGAACCTTTTTGCAATTCGTATGCGGTTTTATAATAATTATTTTTATATGATTCAATAATAAATTCATTTGTAGTTTCTTGTTCAGTATAGTACAATTTTTCAATTTGCTGTTGTATTTGTATCTCTAATGCTTCTAGTCTCGATATATGTACTTTTGCACTTGCATTTTCTAGTTGTTTTCTCCAGATCATATCTATTCCATTTTCTTGCCCATATTTTATGTATTCATTAACATCCCATTTTAGTTCTTTTAATTCTTGAATATTTAACCACTTTTTTGCTTCTTGCATACTTATTTGATTATTTACTGCAAACCTTACTAGCCAATTATTTATTTCTTTCTTTATTGAAGCCAATGTTTGTTCATATATTTCTTGTAATTCTGTAATGTATTTAGAATCATTTAATAACTGTGCTTTTTCTAATTCTTCAAATCTCTTTATCCAATATTCTGCATTACTACTCATTATTTATCACCAACTTTTGCATCAGCTTTGTTATCTCTTAATTCTTTTATCATTTTGTCATATTCTGATTCTTGCTTTTTAGCTTCCTCTTTTTCTTCAGTTTCAATTTTTTCTTCTTCATCTTCTACATCAGTGATCCATGGGTGATGTGCCCTGGTTGTTGTATTACTTATTATTTCCACAGAGTTTTTACAATTTTCAATTAATTCTTTTTCGTTTACAGTCATGGTTTTATTAAATACAAACTCAACTTTTTTATTAGTATAATCTTTTCCAGTTGTCATTTCTACCCAATTGTCGTAAAAAAACATAAAGTATTCTAAACTACTTTGGAACTCAGTTTCTATATTGCTGCAGTCTAAATCTAAATCAGCATACAATTGCTTTAGTGCAACTCCTGAATCTTGTGTGCCAAATTTTTCGCTTTGAGTATCTACTCCAGAACCTCCTTCATAAATATCCTTTCTTAATTGTTCAATAAAGCTCTTAAATGCTTCAATATTTAAATTGATATCTTCTCTGTTATAATCTCCATCTTCATCTAAAAATACTGTATTATATGTAGCAAGGTTTTTTTGAAATGTTCCCGCTTCCGATTGATAATTCTTAACGACATTTACTCCATCTGGTGCATCATAGATAGAATCTCCTGTTCTTGAACACAATTCATCATAACAATCTATTAGAGATTTCAACAGATGAATTAGTGGCATTTCATCGCCATTATATTTAAAATATATAAATGGTATCTTTGTCCATCTATGAAGTGTTTCTCCAATTTTAAAATGTGCTAAAATGCTAACACCTTCATTGTCTTTTCCAATTACTAAATCTTTTCTTTTTTCTACTTCTTCAACATCTTCTATTAAGGTTGACCCATCATAAATTAAATATCTTACACCTTCTAAATCCCAATATTCAACTTTTGTTTTTTTCTCTTTTTCTGTTTCACTAGTATAAACTTCTACATCATAGGTCATTATTATTGCATCTAATATTTCATGTTCTTCATCCTGCCATAACGGAACAATTCTTGTCGCATATCTTAATCTTGCTTTTAATTCTCCAGTATTATCAATGTATATTTGCCACCAAGTAATTCCTCGTTTAACTGCTTCTATTAATGTGTATTTAAGTCTTTTGTGCATTTTATTATTGAATAAAGCCTTTAAAATCTGTTTATAGTCTGTATCTTCTTTTTCTCCTTTTTCTATTACTTGTTTTATCGTTGGTTTTTTCCTTAATAAATATCCAGCTTTTTGGTTTATCATTTTGTATAGTATTGGATGTTTAAGTATATAGTTTTTTGAATGTGGTGCAACTTCTTCAACTCCATCTTGGTTTATGAATGTTCTTTGTTTCTTTTCAATTTCTCCTTCATTTCTAAAGTATTTACTTCCTTCTAACATTTCATTATATGCCTTTGATTGCTTAAATTCGCTTATTTGTAAGTCAATAAATTTTGATAGTTTTAATCCTTTTTTAGCTCCTTCAGCAATTATCATTTTTACTTTGTCCATTTCTGTTATCATTGTTTTCATCTCCTTATTTGAAATATGCTCCCCTCTTTCTATTAGGGAATAGTGTTTGTAATAAGTATCTTAATGCATCCATAGCATGGTCATTTTGTTTTATTGGTTTGTCCTCTCCTTTTTCTTGTGCCTTTTCGTCCCAGATATATGAATTAAATTCTCTGATAATATTAGGACATTTTTCTTCAACAATATGGATTCTTTCTTCATCAAGCCAATTTAAAACTAGATTAATTCCATCTATTACGCTGTTATCTGCTTCCTTAACTACAATTTTGTTTTGCTTAAATAAATTGATTAATGATGTTGCACTAGGATCTATAATTACTTTTCTTATGTCTATATCTTTAATTAATTTTTTATAGTCCTTAAGAAACAGCTCATCTGTTTTTGTTATTTTTTCTTCTTGTCCGTTTTTATTCTTTTTAGTTCCTTTATTGTAATATTCATCTAATATCCATACGTGTGGTTTTCCACCTATGTACTTTATTCCACATAATAAAAATACTTGTGGATTTGTTATTCCATAGTCACTTGTTACATAGAAATAATCAAATTTCTTTGGAATATCATTTACTTTTACGCAATGTTTTAGTTTGTCAAAATTAGGATATATGATTCCTGCTGCAAGTACCCATAAGCCTAAAATAAAACGTTGGTAGAATACACCAACGAACATTTTTTTATATCTATTTTTTGTTTCTTCATCTAAACTTGGATTATCATCCATTGTAAAATGTAAATGTAAAATATTCTTTTCTTTTGCTTTGTCAATCCATTCTACTTTAAACCAATGATTTGGTCCTTCTGGGTTGCAGTTAAACCAATATTTAGAACCTTTTACAGAACATCTTGCAAGTGCTTGGTTAACAAACGACTGTGGCATTAATGCAACTTCATCTAAGAATACACCTGCTGCTGTGATACCTTGTACTAAGTCTTGACTTCTTTCATCTTTTCCACCAAATATATAAAAATAGTTTATAACTTCGCCTTTTGAAATTTCACATAAATTGTCTGCTCTTCTGTCTTTAATTTTATAGCCTTGAGCTTTTAACATTAGCTTTAACCAAAAAAGAACATTTCTTCTAAATGCTCCTACTGTTTTTCCTGCTAATATAAAATTTTGTCCATTAAAATTTGTCATTGCCCATAATACAAAAGATAAAGACATACACAATGTTTTTCCTGCCCTAATACTTCCATCTGCTATGATTCCATTTTTGTTTTTTACAGGACTATTATCAGTCCACCAAGTAAGTATTTTCTTTTGTTTTACGCTAAAAGGTTTGAATTGAAATAGTGTACCATTTTTTATTTTCTTTTTCATAGTAATATCATTTTGCATTACTTTTTTTCTTAGATTAGAAATTCTCTCTTCAAAATTTATCTTTTTATTCTTCTGCATCTTCTCTATAATCATCCCATACACCTTCTGTTGTATTATTCAATGCCTTAATGAAGCTATCATCCTTTAAATCTTCTGTGTTTGTGCTATCTTCTCTTGCTACTTCTATTTCTAATCTTATTAAATCTAATTCAAATCTTCTATCATCTGTTTCCATTCTGTGATAACTATATAGATATCTTCTTTTTGCTTCTTGCACTCTAGTCAGTGCCTCTTCAAACCTTTGAATAATATTTATTGTACTTTCTGCTTCTGTATTAGTCGATGTTCCATTATTTAATGAATTTTTCGACATCTTCACAATGCTCATTTCTTTTCCACTTTTTAGTTCTTCTATTTTGTGTAAGATTCTTCTTGCTCTGACTGATAATATTTTTATTTCAGATAATGTTTGCTTTTTTTTATCTTCAATGTCTATTCTATTCATTATTTCTTTTTCTTCATCTGTAAGCAAATCATCATATATAGTTTCATATTCTCCAGTTTTTAAGGCTCTTTTATTTCTTTGTTCTGCTCCTGATCCTCCTTTGTTTCCTTTCGCATTTTGATTTTTCTTTAACGCTTTACTTCGATTGCTTTTTCTTTTCCATTTTTCCTTTTTAACAAGGTATAGTACTTCGTTGTAGGTAACATTATACTTTTCTGTAATTTGATTGTAGGTTTTTCCTGCAATATAATCTTTTTTTATTTTAGCAATTTTGTTACGATCTTCTATCACATCATATCACCCACCTACCTTTTTTCTAGTGTTGCCTTTTTATTAGTTAAAGTTTCCCACCTTTTCACAATAACATCACAATATTTAGGATCTAGTTCCATAAGATAGCAGGTTCTATTTGTTTGCTCTGCTGCAATTAGTGTCGAGCCACTACCTCCAAATAAGTCCAATATTTTCTCATCTATTTTGCTACTATTTTTCACTAACCTTCCTAATAGTTTTATTGGTTTCATTGTAGGATGCAAATCATTTACAGTTGGTTTATCTTCATTCATAATAGTAGTTGGTACATTATCCTTAGTCATACTTTCTAAAATATCAACTAATTCCTCTTTTTTCATTTTTCTATAGTCAGGTTTGTTTTCTTCTAATACTGTAGTTTGTGTTCTATCATTTATAAAATAATGCCCTGCTCCGTTCTTTCCAACCGGTACAAACAAGGTTCGTGTTTCCATTGATAATCTTGTCGACCTAATACAAATGTATTCTTTACCCATATTAAATTTTGTTTTACTTGTCCTCCTGCATCTATTAATGCTTTTCTAAAATTGTAACCCTCTGTATCTGCGTGAAATATATAGTATGCACCACCTGGTTTCAAAACTCTAAGCATTTGTGTATAAAATGCTTTTAAAAACAAATAGAACGATTCATCATCCATATTGTCATTTAATATTTTATTTCCATTTTCTCTTTGCTTTCCATATCCACTTTCGTTTATTGAACCATAATTTACATTATAAGGTGGATCCGTTATACACAAATCTATTGTTTCTCCATTTATTAAGTTGTCTACATCTTCAGGACTTGTACTATCTCCACACATTAGTCTATGATTTCCTAATATCCAAATATCTCCCTTTTTGCTTATAGGCATTTTTATTTCTTCTACTACTTTATCTACATCAAACTCATCTTCAGTCGTTTCGAAGAAGTCGTCTAATAAATCATTTATTCCTTCAGAATTAAAACCTGTTAACTCTAAATCAAAATTTTCTGTTTTTAATTCTTTTAACAAATTTTCTAGTTTTTCTTCATCCCAATCGCCTTGTATTTTGTTTAATGCTATATTTAAGGCTTTTTCTTTTTCTTTGTCTAGGTTAACAACATTACATTCTGTTTCTGTATAACCTAATTCTTTCAATACTTTTAGTCTTTGATGCCCACTTATTACTGTCATATCTGCATTAACTATAACAGGTGCTACATATCCAAATTCAACTAGACTCTTTTTTATTTTTTGATATTCCTCGTCCTCTGGCTTTAAATCTTTTCTTGGATTGTACTCTGCTGGTTTTAGTTTTTCTATGCTTATTTTTTGAATATTCATTTCTATACTCCTTAAAACAACTTGTTTCATATCTGCAGTTTTTGCAGCTTCTTATCATACATCTACTTAAATTCATAGGCATATTTCCTTTATCTTTTAGTTGCAGAACTAGGACTCGAACCCAGGTCTTTACCACATAGAGCAATGTACTTTCTCATTGTACTATTCTGCAATATAAAAAGGTCGCCGACATCTCTATCGGTAACCTTCAATCTATTTTACAAAGGAGAAATGAAAAAGGTATTTACAATTTTCTCGATTATAATTATAACATAGTATATTTTGAAAAAATATAGACAAAATATATAAATTTTATATACAAAATTAAGACATTTTATTTTTATTATACTCTTTTTGCATAAATCTTATTGATCTATCAATTGTTTTTTGTATTGCTCCATACCCTCTATCTTTTTTTACTGCTATTTCTTCTATGCTTAGCATCTGATAATATCTCATATCAATTATATCCTGGTTATACTTTTTTAATGTTTTTACTAAATCTTCAACTATCTTTATTTTTGTTTTTGTTCTGTCTATGTACCTTTGCTTTTGCTCTATTTTCTCTTGTTTCTCTGCAACATAGGCTTCTATATTAGATGTTACAAATCCTTTTGGCTTTGGCATACCATCTAAATTTGAACTTTTACAATCTAGTATTTCATTTTCTAACTCTTTTATTTCTTCCTCTGCTATACTTACACTTGCTTTAAGTGAATTATAATTTTCAAGTGCCTCTTGAACTCTCATCCTTTGTACCTCCTAAATTTTAAATATGATAAATGTTAATATTACATTAACAACTATTTCTATTAAATTTACAACTTTATCTTTGGAGTTTACATACTTGTTATTCATTCCATCCACCATTTTTGCCAAAGCATAAAATCCAGTAAAAAATATAAATATTGCTTTAATTATAGCCATTTTTTATTGCACCTCCTACTCCTGGTTATTGAGTTTGTTTTATTGTCTATTAACTTTTAGCCTTGAAATTATAAATTGGTTTTATTATCTTTTGTATTTCAACTGTATCTTTTATGTTGTCTATTATTTCTTGTATAGGTTTATATACAAATGGTGCTTCATCTATTGTTTCTTCAACTACACTTGTTGTATATATTCCTTTCATACTTTTCTTAAATTCATCTAATTTGAACATTTCTTTTGCTTTATTTCTTGACATTATTCTGCCTGCTCCATGAGGTGCTGACCTATTCCAATCTTCATTGCCTTTTCCTATTGCTATAATACTTCCATCTCTCATATTGATTGGAATTAAAACTTTTTCTCCTTTTTTAGCTGATATAGCACCTTTGCGAACTATATTGTCTTCAAATGATATATAATTGTGTATTGTTTCAAATCCTCTAAATTCCTTATCTTTTATATCGCGAGTAACTATTTCTCCTTTTAATACTAATCTAAAACTTTCATTTTCTTTTATGTCAAAATACTTTTTTATTATTTCTATTGCTATATATTTTCTATTTAAACTAGCATATCTTTGACATATTTCCATATCGTGTAAATACATTTCTCTGTATTTTCCTTCTAAATAGCATAATTCCTTTGGTAAGTTAGGCTCATTATCTTTATATTCTTTTTCTAACTTATTCAATTCTTTCTGTATTTCTGCTCTTCTTCCTTGCTCTTTATATGTTTTTATTATTTCTTCTTTTTTTGTAAACATTTCTTCTTTACCAGAACATAATTCTATGGCTAGATTTTGATAGTATTCTGCTACTTGTTTTCCTAAATTTCTACTTCCTGTGTGTATTACTAAATATTTATTGCCTTCTTCATCTAAATCTATTTCTATAAAATGATTTCCTCCACCTAAAGTTCCTATTGCTCTGTTAAATTTCTTTGTATCTTTTAATTCTCTTAAACAATATAATTCATTTATAGGTTCAAAATCTAATAATTTACCTTCTCTTATATTTCTTCCTGCTGGTATACATTTATTTATAATATTATCTAATCTTTCTAAATCTAAATCAATTTTTCCTAATTCTACACATAACATTCCACATCCTATATCAACACCAACAATATTGGGTATAACTTTATTCCCTAAATCTGCTGTAAAGCCTATTACACATCCTTTTCCTGCGTGCACATCTGGCATTATTCTTACTTTACAATCTTTAAAAGGTTCTTGTTCTAATAATAAATTTATTTGTTCTATTGCTTTTTGCTCTATATTGTTTGTATATATTCTTAAATCTTTCATTCTTTTACCTCCACTCATTTTAATTTTGGTTGTTCTTCTATTGGATTCCATTGCTTCCAAATTTCTTCACTATATTTCAACAATTTCATTGTTTCTTTGTTATATTCAGTTGTGCAATACTCATTAGCCGTAAATCTATCAGTAAATTCACTAAATACATTTAATAAATCTTCCATAGAATTTCCTGTACCTTTTATTGGTTTTGCATATATTCCATAAGTTTTTTGTAATTCTTCCTTTGTTTCAAATACTGCACATACATCAAATGTTGCAATACCACTTAAAAAGTGCATTGCTTCTTCTGGTGTAAAATCTTCTATATTGAAAAAACAAAATCCTTTTGAATTTGTTTTGTTCTCGTGTTGTTTATTATTTTTTTAAATAAAATTATTTCTATATTTTTCAAATTCAACTTTGCTCATAAATCTAAATAATTCCATTAACTTTTTTACTCCTTTTCTACTTACATTTTCACTATAACTACAGGGCGCACCGCATAGCCTGCGCCGTTCACGCTGTCGTACGAGCCGTACAAATAGCTAGCGTGCACGCTACTGCAGTATACATAGAACACACGGAAATACGCATAAGAACTACTAAAGCTAACGCCGCGCGACGCGAGCCAGTAATAATAATCATCATTCTCTCCAAAAATTAATTTAGCCTTAATACCCTCTTCATCTTCCCAATATTTAGACTTTTCTATATCTTCTTTATTTAAGTTTCTTACTTTTGGTCTTCCTGTTATTTCTTCACATATTTTATCTAAAACTTTTATTGCATTTTCATATCCTGCTTTTCCACTTAAAATTATTTCTTGATTTGTTGGTTTATCTGATATTAATAATAACTCTCTGTTTTCTTCATCTTTATTTAGCACTCTCCATTTTATTTCTTCTTTCTCAAAAAATTGGTCTTCATACCCATTTTCTTCTTTTCTACTTATTATTGTTTTTTCTTCAAGATTATAATAATCTCCTATTTGTATATTCATTTTCTATCCCTCCTTACCTATTAATTCCCAAAATCGTTCTGCACCATATTCATTATTATCGAGTATTTTACTAAGTTCTTCTATATCAATTTCTTCTAAATCTTGTATCTTATGTTTGTTGCAAAAATACTCTGTTCCTAATCGACATGCTCCTGTTATCGCTCTATATTGTACTCTATTTACTTTTCCACTTTCTTTTATTTCTTTTATAATCTCTGATACATCTGTGCTTTCTAATTTCTTTAATGTTAAATCTTCCATTGCTTGCTTTAATGTTTTTCCATGTGCTGTCATTTTACTTTCTTCTACACAATATCCTAATGGTGTTTTGTATATTGTAATGTTTCCTCTCTTTTTTATTGACTGTACATTTCCCCATAATATATTATCAAAATATATATAATTTTTTTCTTTACAATATCCTTCAACTAATTTATTTACATTTTTCCTTACTCTTTTTTTATCTTTTATTTTTGTATTGCTTATGTCTAAGATTCCTCCTATTGTTAAATTCTCTGGCAATTCTTTTATTTTTGTATTGCTTATGAATAAGCTTCCTCCTATTGTTAAATTCTCTGGTAATTCTTTTATTTCTGTATACCTTATGTATAAGTATCCTCCTATTGTTAAATTCTCTGGCAATTCTTTTATTTTTGTATTGCTTATGTCTAAGCCTCCTCCTATTATTAAGTTCTCTGGTAATTCTTTTATTTCTGTATTGCTTATGTCTAAGTATCCTCCTATTATTAAGTTTTCTGGTAATTCTTTTATTTCTGTATTGCTTATGTCTAAGCTTCCTCCTATTGTTAAATTCTCTGGTAATTCTTTTATTTCTGTATACCTTATGTATAAGTATCCTCCTATTGTTAAATTCTCTGGCAATTCTTTTATTTTTGTATTGCTTATGTATAAGCTTCCTCCTATTGTTAAATTCTCTGGTAATTCTTTTATTTCTGTATTGCTTATGTCTAAGATTCCTCCTATTGTTAAATTCTCTGGTAATTCTTTTATTTCTGTATTGCTTATGTCTCTGGCAATTCTTTTATTTCTGTATTGCTTATGTCTAAGTCTCCATTTACTTTAATCTTTTCTCCTTCTTCAACATAGTCATAACCATATTTTTTTATTATTTTCTTAAATTCCTGTATATTCATTTTCTATCTCTCCTTGATTTTCATATTGAATTTATCTTCAAATATTTTCTTTGGGTTAATTTTATTAAGTGAAATTTATTCTTTTCTAACTGTTTCATATCTACTCTTCTGGCATTTCATATATTTTAGGCAATGTTATAATCTCTTTATTCCTATTCTCATAATATTGCATATATTTTCCTATTATTTGTTTCAATACTTCCTTTGCTCTTTCTTCTGCCTCATATTTTCCAATAGTATATTGATTGTCATTTATTGTATTACAAAATATCTCGAACCTACCTTCATCATTCTCTAAAGGGTTTTCAATACCTATTGCTTCTACATTTTCATATTTAATTATCATATCTCTATCTTGGCTTAATATTAACATTTCTTATTCCTCCTTCTTTTTAGCACACTTCAAGTCTTTTAGTATTCTTGGTGTGTATTTCCTTGTTTCTTGGTGTTTTTTTAATCTATTTACATTTTCAATCGTTTGTTTTGTTTCTGCACAAATACCTTTTGTTATAAATTTACTTGTATATGGTCTTATTGTATTTATTAACTCTATTTTGTCTTTTATAACTCTTCTTTCTTTTAATACTTTTTCGAGATGTGAGTATGTTCTGCTACGTTCTCCAATACTTAATTTGCTTAGTTCGATTTCATGTAGCAAATCATCTCTTTCCCATTCTTTGTTATGTAATTCTGTTTTTAATTTTCTATCTATTTCATCAATATTTATAAAAAAGTAATTTATATCTTTTAGTAATTCTAATGATTGTTCCATATCTTCAATTATCATACTTCTTCTACCTTTCCTTTGTATATTTTTTCTTGATTGTGTTTGTTTCCAAAATTCAAAGTTTTTCAATTCAAATTCTATTATGTATACTCTTTTTACATACTTATATGGTTTCCTGTTCTCCACTTGAAACATTCACAAGTATTAAATAATCCTACTATTTTATGCTTTAGCAGACAATGCGGAAATTCTTGCATTATACACCATTCACAGTTTTCGCATGCTTTCAATTTTCTTGACATCAATTCATTTTCTTTAATTGGTGGCATTTTTGTTTCCTCCATTTTCAAATTCTTCTCGTAAGGATTTTATAAAATAGCTTATAAAGTCAGTTAATTTATTCTCACTATCTATTTTTATATATTTCTGCGTTTGCAAAAATTTCAGTAAAAACTTATCCCTTGTTAGTGAATTTAGATATATTTTATATGGGCTAAAATACAGTTCTTTTATTGTCCAATATTGCAATTCATATTCCAATCTTCTTTCTTTTGGTATGCTATCTATTGTTTCTATGTTTGTAAAATACAGTTCTAATCTCTTTAAATGTATTATGATTGCATTTCGATTCACTTCCGAAATATTCTCCTCATTTTTTTGCCCATTTATCATATACATAAATAAATTGTTTAATTTAGTTTTGTTTAGTTTAGTTTTATTATTTTCTATTTCTATTTCTCTTTCTATTTCTATTTCTATTTGTGTATTATCGTCAACATTTATTGAGTTATTGTCGACATTAACTCCGTTTATATTGTGTTTCTGTATATAAGTTGCTTTCATTTTCTGTATTTTCATTTTTGTTATCATTATTCGAATTATTGTCAACATTAATTCCATAGTCTTGAGGTTTTACTAGCAAATATTCTTTTATTACTTCAACTTCTTTTCTTCTTTTGCAGACTATAAAATATCTTTTTTGTATTCCCCTACTAGTCAGTATCTGACACTGCTGGTATAATTTTTTATCAAAAATGTTTATGTCTAAGCAAAAGTCTATTATTTCATTTATTTTTTCTTTTTCTATCCCTACTTCTTTTTTTAATAATAGTGCACTATATTGATTCCACTTGAGATAATATCCATTAGCATATATTTTTTGAAATAGTCTAATTATAAATCCAAAACCTAGTATTCCATATTCTGATTCTAATATCTCCAGTTTGTTATCAACATTCACATCTAGCGGAAAATAATCTAATCCTTGTTTTTTTGGTCTTGCCATTAATACCACCACCTATCTACAAATACTTTCGTTATATAATTAGCATTTCGTAATATTCATAGTGGGTATTGATGGTTTTGTTCTACGATCATCCATCTTGTTTGATTTCTCCTTTCTTTTGTAATAAATCTTCTATTGTTATTTGTGTTTCTTTATATATTTTATCTAAATATACTCGTTCGCAAGTTGGTCCAATGCCTCTTTGTATGCTTTGAAAATTTCTTAATTTTCTGCCACATATTTTACAGTTACTACTCATATTACTAGCTCCTCCATTCTATTTAAAATGGATATAATTTTAGTTCTAAACTTAATCCAGGTTCAGCAATTGTTGTTGGTATTTCTGTCGCCTCATATATTACATTTTGCATTATGTTCTGGTTTGAGTTTGTATCTGATAAATGGCATAGTATAATATTCTTCGCATAACTTAAATCATTTGCTTGTAAAAATTTTAATAAATTTTCTAGGCTCATATGACTCTCTAATAATCTGCTATATCTGGTTTTATTTATTATTCCATTTCCTGCATTAAACTTTGCTATGTCAAAATTATAGTTGCATTCAACAAGTAAATAATTTAATTTATTAAACTTATATTTTATGTAATATGTATCTGTTGCATATAGCAACTTTTCTCCGTGTTGGTTTATATTGTATTAAAAATCCGTAATGGTTCTACTGCATCGTGTTGTGTGTCAAATGGAAGTATTATAAAATTACCTATTTCAAACTGCTGTAATGCTTTTATAATTCTAAATCTGTGACCAACTAGTTCTAATTTCTTAAATGTTCCTTTAGATGCATATACATCTATTCCGATTTAAAGCAAAGTTTGGTGCATACTTTAGATGATCCATATGTTCATGTGTTACTAATACTCCTTTAATACCTTTAAAATCAAATTTAAGTTCTTTTTGTACTTCTTTAAAGTTAATACCTGCATCTAATATTAACTTGTCTTTTTCACTTGCTTCTATTAGATAGCAGTTACCTGATGAACTACTACCTAATACTTTTAGTTTCATATTTAGAATGCTGGTCTATCCGTTATAATTTTTTCTTTTGTTTCTTCAGATACAGGTTGAGAAACATTTTCTTTTTGGTCTGTTTCCTCAGGAATTATATCTATTATTTCCTTATTTGCATTTTCTTCTATTTCTTGCTTTACTTTGTCCTCTTGATTTTCTATATAGTGGTTTTCAGCAGATTCCATCA